TCCGTGTCGCGCGTCGTGATCGGCGCGTTGGATCCGGTAGCTGGCGACCACGAGTAGTCGGTCGCGCCGTCCGAATTGGTTCCGGTCACCTTGGCCTCGTAATAGGAAAAGTCCGACTGCGTGTTCGGACTCCAAGAGACGCGCGTGCCGAAAAGGAATGTCGTCGTTCCGGTGACGTAGGCAGGCTTTACGCCATCCGCGGAGATTGCGCCGCCGGCCGGCGTGGTTACCGTGCCCGAGTAATTCGGAGCCGTGCGGGAGAGCGTAGCCGAGATCGCGCTGGGCGTGTTCGAGAATGAGATCGCTCGGGCCGCGAACTCATACGCGACGCCAGGAGCAAGGTCATCAATAGACGCCGCAATCGAACCAGACGAGAGCACGTTCGCAACCACGTATTCGCTCGCTCCGCTGCGCCGGTAGAGGATCTGGAGCAGCGCCCCGCCGGTCGGCATCGCCGGCGCCGTGACTGTGATGCGGGCCAGGGCCGTGCCGTCGGTCGCGAGGTAGGTTGTCTCGCTCGCGTAGGTCGGAGCGTTCGGAGTCGACGGCGCGACGTTGGAGACAGCGCCGGCGGTGATCGCGACTGGCGTCGCCTGCACGCGGGTCGCGAAGCCGGACACGTTCTCTAGCGCGTCGTAGGCGTTGACCCAGTAATAATACGTCGTGCCGACCGCGACGTCCACGTCGACGAAACGCGATGCGTCGACCTCGGCGATCTTGTTCGTGTTCGCGTTGGCCGGAGTCACGCCGGTCGTGTTGCGGTAAATGCCGTACTCGGAGAAGTCGGGCGCGGTCGAATCATCCCAGTCAAGGCCCACCGCGGAGCCCGTTCCGATGGTCGCGACGAGGCCGGTCGGGATGCTAGGCGCCACCGTGTCCTTCTGCACGTTGACCGTCGCGCTGACGTAGGACGTCGAGACCTTAAAGAAGCTCTCGCCGAAGATGCGGACGTTGTAGGTTGTACCGATCTTAACGTCGCTTGAGATGTAATCCCTCGTCTGATCGCCGGGGACAGTGTTCCACGTAAGATAGGTCGTCGAGGTGCTTTCCTTGTATTCGATCCCTACGTTGCCGCCGGCCTGGATAAACTCCTCAGCCGGCGCAGACCACGAGACGAGGATGCGAGGCAGCGCTGTGCCGTCCGCTTGGATCTGCTGCGTCGTTCCGTCCGCGGTCAGCGTCAGGTTCGTCGGCGCGGAGAGGGTGAACGGATCGGGCAGCGTCGTGTTCGGCGCGTCGTGGACGTAGATCTCGTCGTTGACGGTCCAGTCATAGACCGTCGACGCCGTCTCGCGCAGCGTCATCTCGATTGCCAGCTGCGGCGGACTGCCATCGCTCGCGAAGTTCCACTCCATCACCTCGAAGACCTTCTGGGTCCAGCCCATCTTCGAGTTGGTAATCATCACCGTATCGCCGGCTCGCACTTGCATCGCCTCGAGGCGGAAGCGCGCGGTCATCGTGATCTCCTCGCGAGCGCGTCGCAGTTCGATCACGGCCAGCCGCTGGGCGCAGGCGGGCGACGTCGTGAACGGCAGCGCCACGTCGCGCCAGTAGCGGATGCCGGCGTCCTTGGTTACGTAGGTCGTCGATGTGATCTGCGGAAAGTCAGACGGCTGCCAGTCGTTCTCGGGCGAGACGTAGACGCCCTTGACTCCGTTTACTCGGTCGCGGGCGGAGGTCTTGGTCTGCACCGTCATCTGGCCGGCGAAGTGCTTCTCGGTCAGCGTGACGGTCGGGATCCGGTAGCCGGCCGCATAGACCACGACCTTGCCTCCCGAGTAGGCGATGAGCCCGCCCATCGCGGTGATAAGCTTGCCTATGTTTTCGTCGGGCGAGGCGCTGGTGTAAAGGACGCCGTTCGCCTCGTATCGGTTCTCGTAGGTGGCCGGCGAGGTGACCGGCTTGATCTCGACTTGCTCGTCGCAGATGTTCGCCGCGGCGTTGATTGCCGTATCGTCGATCTCGGCCGAGTCCATCGCCATCCCGAGCGAACTGGTCAAGTAGTCCCGAAGGCAGAGCGCAGGGTTGGCCGAGTAAGCCGTCGTCGTTGTGCGCGGGTCATAGACTTGCTTTCCCTTGACCACCGCGGAGATGTTCGGGATGCCTCCGGTCCACACCTCCTGGTTCCACACTAGCTGAACGTAGATGTACGCGATGCCGCGGAGGCGGTGGTCGCTCGTCCACTTGCCGTCGGTAAGGCCGGATGTCGCGGTTTCAAGGTTCGTCTCGACCGTCTGCGTGTCGCTGCCGAGCTTCTTGTAGATCTCGGCGTAGCCCGTGAAGCGCCCCTGGGCGGCGCTGCCCGCGCCCGTCAGCGCGAGCTCATCGTTGAAGTAGACGTCGCCGATCTCCTCGACCTCGTGACCGGCCATCGCGACGACGAGGTGCAGATACTCGTTCTTTGTTCCCGTCGTCGAGATGTAGACGATGACGCCGGAGGTCTTGGTCTGGCCGTAAACGATCTGCCGCGCCGCAATCGGCGAGCGGATCATCTGCGAGCGGTCGGTGAGCGACGGGTCGGAGTAGCTCGGAGCCTTCGGCGCCAGCAGCTTGGAGGCCGCCATCGAGGCAGCGGTCGTCGCGATGAACTTGAGCACGAACATCACCGCGTTGGCCGCGGCGACACTCAGCCCGATATCCATCAAAGCGATCCAGACGACGACGGCGACTTGCGGCATAGTTAGAGGCGCCAGCAGGCGGCGCCGTTGAGGTCGAGGAACTCCAGCCCATCGCGGCCCACGAAGGCGGCGGCGTTACCCACGCAGACGCCCAGGCCGATGCCGTTGCCCACGTCGCGGGCGATCACGTCACCGCGGCGAGCGAGGCCGATCTGCGCTGGCTTAAGCCCGAGCTCGCGCGCCAACTCCAGAATCCCGCCGGCCTTGTCGATGATGCGCTGCGCGCCGATGCCGCTCGAGTAGGTGCCGCGATAGTGCGCCGCGGGATCTCGGCCCGTTGCCCGAGCGACCCAGTCGGCCGCAAATAGGCAGCAGTCATTCGCGCCCCACGCGAACGGCTGGCTGCGCCGCTCTTCGATAAAGCGCGCAAGCTCCGCGGGAATGTCGGAAGCCTTCATTCGTAGCCGGTTTCGCCAGTCTTGTCGCCTCCGTTCCAGTTCGTTTGCTGCGTCTGGTTCGGGTTGCCCCAGTAAATGGCCTTCTCCTGGATCGCGGTAACGAACTCCAGCCCGAGATCGCCGGGGAAAAGCGCGGTCTGCTCCTCGTGCGTGTAGCGCACCTCGCGCGGCCGCTTGAAATCAACGAGCCGGTTCTCGGCCGTCATCGTGATGTCTGCGGACTGGCCGTCGTCCGAGATCTGCATCACGTCCATCCGCCCCTGGAACACCGTCACCGGCGACGAGATCAGCGTGCCGGCGGTCGGCGAGAGCGCGCCGAAGAGCACCGTGCAATCTCGGCCTTGGTAGTCCTCGGTCAGAGCAAGCGCGATGTTCGCGGTGGGCACGCCCGAGAGCCGCATCGAGATGCCGCGGGCCGCGAGGTCGGTTGTCTCCTCAATCGGCGAGATGCTTCCGAAGGTGCCGATTCCGAGGTAGGGAACGCCGGCGTAAGTCAGCGTCCCGTAGCCGGTCCAGAGGCGCGTGTAAGCGGAAGGGAAACTAAGCGAGACGAGGATCACCGGCGCCAGCTGCACCGTCGTGACCTCGGTCACCATAGCGGCCGAGAGCGTGCGGCCTGCGGTTGTGATGCTCATTGTGCGACGTCCTCCGCGATGGAAAAGCTGATGCCGTAGATGCTAGCTAACTCAATCGACCACTCGGTGCGAGACTCGGCCAGCCGGAAGACTCCCTTGGCGTTCGAGTAGGTGATCGCGGTGCCTCCGGTGTAGCTTGAGCGCAGGACCGGGAATAGATCGACGCTGCTCGAGGAATTGACCTGGACGACTTTGTAGAGCGACGTCGAGATCTGGAGCCAGTCTCCCACAGCGAAGGTACCAGTCGCGCCCGAGATGCCAAGCGTCGACGTGTTAGCGGTCGCGCTGCTGACGGTCAGCGTGCCGGTCACGTTGCCCCGCGCTGAGGTGTTGGCGTAGTCCTGGAAGTAGAACGTGCCGCGCTGCGCTGCCAGCAGGAAGCCGATCACCTCCTCGGCCGCGGCGCGCGTCATCGGTGGGCACTCGACAGAGCCCATCCACGCCTGCCCCGGCCAGTTGTATTGCTGCGTCTGGAACGTGAACGGCGAGACGTTGCGCGAGGTCGCGCTCATCCCCGAGAGCGTCAGCTTCGAGATGCGGAACGGCGACGGCGGCGTGAGTGGGTAGGAAATTGCCATAGCTTAGGCGAACGCTGCGCGATAAGCGCCACCGCGGCGCACCATATCTGGAATCTCGGCCTTGAGGCGTTTGCGTTCCGTCTCGAGGATCGGAACGAGCTCGGCGCGAGTGACGCCGGCGGCGATGTGATAATTGACCGTGACGCCCGCGGCCACCGGCGTGCCTCCGTTGGACTTCATTGCGGAGTTAGAAATGATGCGGCCCGAGGTGCCAGGGACGAAGAGCTCCGGCCCGCGCTCTCCGACGATTGCCGGCTGGCCTCCGGTGATCGGTCCGCCGTTGGCGAAAAAGGGAAGCGTCTTGAAGAAGGATCCGATGCCCTTGGCGAGCGGTTCGGTGATCTGCTGCCGGAAGAGCAGCGTGAGGAGGTCGCGAGCGAGCGCCTTGATCGTGTCGCGCAGCTTCTCGCCAGAGAGGATCGCGTTCTCGAAGGCGCCTGCCGTGATCTGGCCGGCCTCCAGCGCAATCTTCCCTTGTTCCTCAAGGAGCTTGTTTAGCTGCGCGGAGACGACGGCCTGATCCTTTATCTTGGCAAGCAACTTCTCTTGCACTTCTCCTATTGGCCTTCCGATTTCGCGGAAAGTAGCGAGCTCAACATTCAGATCGGTGATATCAATCACGAGGCGCCTGTAGCGCTCACTCAGCCCGTCGATTAATTCCTGTTGAGAAAGACCAACGACATTCGCTGCGGGAAGTACCTTTGCAAGTTCACGCTGGGCATCGGCGATTTCCTTATCCAACGCAAGCGATCCGCGCTTCGATTCATTGAGCAACGTGATGGCCTCGGCCTGCTTTTGCAGCGCTTCGACCGGCTTTGCGCTCATCATCTGCGCGGCCTCATCAAGCAACGAAAGCGCCTGCTGCCGACGAAGATCAAGCGCCTGACCCTCGGTCAAGGATAGCTGCTCAAATTGCAGCTGAAGCTTACCAATAGATTGAATCGTGGCTTCGATGTCCTTCTTGGACTTCTCCAGCTTGAAGTCGCGAATCGTGTCCTCAACTGACTTGAGGTTCTGCGGGCCAAGCGCGTTTGCGATGTTGATGCCAACCTGACCAAGAGCGATAGGTATCTGCGTCAGGAAATTCAGCGTACCCTCGACCGCCCGCTCCATCCTGATGGCGCTCGCTATTTGCTCATCGCTGAAGCCCATCTCGTCTCCCGCCATAGCGACTTTATCGAGTCGCTGCTTCATCATATTCAGCGTGCCGAGCACCGCCTCGCCGCCAAAGGCGAGCTTCGTGATCTTCGCGATGCCCTTCGTCTGGTTCTCCAGCCGAGTCAGCGAATTTTGCACCGAGGCGAACGCAGCCCGCGTCGCGTCGACGGCCCGTAGGGTAAAGGTTGCGCTAGCCATTGCGGTGTTGGGTTCGCTGCTGGTGGTTTAGGTAGGCGATCCAGCCGTTCATCTCGTGAGCTGGCATCTGGAGGACTTCGTGAGCGAACTTGCCGAGACGATCCGCGAGCGCATAGACGGCGAGGAGGTCGGCACCAGCCTCGCCGCCGGCTAGTTTTTTAGCTCTTCAGCCTTCGGCGCATCGTCGGCTAGGATAGCGTTCGCCACTCGCGCGAGGACGTTGGAGTCCGCACGATTGAGCAGCACCGCCTTGTCCTCGATGGTGAAGAGCTTCTTCCCGTCCTCGCTCGTCGCCTTCATCAACAGGATGTCGACGAGAAGCTCCATATCACTCTCGCGGCTCTTCTTGTAGAGGCGCGCCTTCTCGGCCAGCGTGACGGGAGTGGCGTGGATCGTCAGCTTCCACTCGGGCACCTCAATCTTCTTGGTGCCGAGCGAGGCGAAGTGTTCGCGAACTAGGTCAATAGCATCCATCCTTCACCTCAAACCGTCAAAGTGGACAGCGCGCCGTTGCCCTCGATGCTGATCGAGCCCTCGACCATTCCGTCGAACGCGGCGCTGATGTCGAACTTCGTCACGATGCCGCCTCCGGTGTAGTAGGTGGACGTCGACGCGATGCCCTCGGGATAGAGGTTGACGGTCACGGTCGAGCCGATGGTCAGCGCGATCTGGCCGGCATCGGTCTCGTCCCAGTAGAGGTCGCCGTTGACGCTCCAGGTCTTCAGCGTGGCCTTCCGCGTGCGGTAGGTGTCGCCGATGACCGA